CGAAGATAAAGTCTGATGATAAAGAGCTTGAGATTTGGTTAGACCTTGAAGGAACAGTGATTGATAGTTGGGATAATGGACGGATTTTGCATGGTCATGTATCAAACATTCAAACCTTTCTAGCAGCTTATGAACTAAAGCATCTTCGTATCTGGTCTTTTGCTATTTGGACAGCAAAGCAAAAGTCAGACTTTGTTCAGTCTGGGATGAAGGAGTCTTTAGAACAACTATTTGGTGGATTACGAATTGTTGATTACCCATCAGTAGATGAAATGATTGAACTCTGTAAGCCATATGACTTTCACTTTAGATACGAATGTCCTCTTGAGTTCATGCAAGTCAATGGAAAGTATTGGTCATTTTTGAAGTATGCAATGTCACAGACTTCGAAAAAATGTGTATTGATTGATGACTGTGTGCCATTTTCCATGATACAATATCCAAACAAAAATGTTGAAGTGATAACACTCAACATTGAAAAAGATTTTCTACAACAAACTAAACAGGTGTAAAATTATGATGTTCTTTGGTCTTTTAGCTTTTGGCTTTATCACTGCTACTTTATTTGACTCCAACTTATTCATCTTGATTGCGATGGGGTTTTACATTTTTGCCAAACGTGGCGCTTTTCCAATTCAATAAATAGGAATAATGATTATGAAAACAAAACTTTTTGCATTTATTGCAACGTTAGCAATTTTAGTAAGTGCATGTGATAGCACTCCGCATTATGATGCATCTACTATGATGGCACTCCAACCATGTATGTCAATGGGCTTTGAACCCGCTCAGTGTATGGCAGCTTATCAACAAGCAGGTCGTCCTCACGTTTCTGATACTAATTGGTTAGGAACAGTTGCTGCTTTTGCTGCAGGAGCTGCTGCTAATCATTGGTGGAACAGAAATGCTATCAATGATTATCGTCAATATCAGTTTAGACCTGATTACATGAACGATCCTGGCTACTATGATCGTTATTACAATACTCCTCAACGTCGTAGCTGGAGAACTCCACAAGTTCAAGGTATTCCTAATCAAGCACCTTCATCAACGACTTATACGACTAATCCGTCGGTTCCAAAGTTAGTTCCTGAAAAGAATACTCAAACATTGATCCCTGGTCAAAAAGCTCAACCATTGTTTGCAAATCCTATTAACATCGCACCTAATCAAGCAGTATCTAAGCCTGTTACTCCACCTACAACAACGACAGCTCCAGTGACTTCATTCAGACCAATTCAAGTTGCACCACCAGTTCCTGCAAAGAAAAGCTGGTCATTATTTGGTGGAAGTAGTTCGTCTTCTTCATCGTCAGCAAGCAAACCACCTGTTACGACAAGTAAGCCTTCTTCATCGTCGACTACTTCTGCTTTCAGACCTATACGAGTTGCTCCTTCAAAAAGTTATTCCTCATCAAAACATAAATGAGTTTCTCTGACTTATCTTATATGACACCCGGCAAACTTCGTCAATTAGACGAGTTTGCCGCTAAGTACACTTACTTCCCGTCATTCTTGAAGCTTATAGATAAAGCTAATAACTATAAGCCCGTGTGGTACAATGAACCACTTGCTCCGGCATTTCAAAAGAGAGATCTTGAAGTATTAGCTAAAGCTTATGATGATCATATGATCAGAAATCAAGATGAACGTCGAGTTTATAAGATCTTTGATCATCCTCTACTTTGAGTTCAAATCGAAGAAGCACTAGCTTAGTGTTGCAATGTCTTGAAGTCGCTAACAGTTTATAAAGTCATAACATATCAAAATACATATGAAACTATTCGTTCTATTCAATTCAACTATTCCAATGTCTCTAATCGGTTCTCATACTGAAAAACTGATTAGCAAACTTTCATACACAATTACTCATACTCCTAATCAATCTATCTCTACATGGTTGAACTTTCATAAGTTTGTTACACTGGCTCCTGCTGGTAAAAACAAGTTTGCGATGGCTAATCTTCATAAAGATCTAACTGAATTAGCTAAGAATGGACAATATGTTGTTGAAAGTAGTAATACTGAAAATGATTTAGAATATGCAGTAGTTAGTATCTTATTACCTTCAACAGTTTATAACATCGGTCCTAAACTATTACAAGATAGTCAGCATAACTATATTCTAAAAGAAAATGGAGAAACTATGAATATACAACGAATGGTTTCTACTATGACAGTAGAAAATGCGGATTATCCGAAGAATGATGTGAAACTTGTACAGTTATTGCAAAAGTTCTATTTGAATTGTTATTTGTGATATAATAGACATTTTACAAAATCTTATAAAGTAGTATGATTACAGTACGGTGTAAAGTTTGTCATAAAGAGATGAAGCAGATTACCAATAGCCATCTCAGACATCACCAATTATCTCCTCAACAGTATAAAGAACTTTTTCCGGGATCAGAATTAGTTCCACCTGAATTAGCAAGCGAACGTTCTGAAAGAGGACATCAAATAAATTTGAATAGGATAGGAGTTCCGCGTTCGCAAGAAGTAAAAGATAAAGTAAGTCGAGCTAATAAAGGTAAGCCTGCATGGAATAAGGGAATCCCATGTAGCGAAGAAGTAAAAGAAAACCTTTCACAGAAAGCAAAAGCTCGATATGAAGATGAAGAATTTGTTCATTGGAATACAGGGAATACTACACCTGACGAAGTAAAACAAAAAATAAGTCAATCTTTACAAGGTCAATCTTTATCCGAAGAACAGAAACAAAACCATCAAGAAGCTATATCCAAATATCGAAACAGTGAAGATTATGTTCCACCGTTTTTAGGTAAGAAACATTCAGAAGAGACCCGACAAAAAATTTCACAAGCTTCTAAACGAGCATATGTCAAAATTAGAAATACGATGGAAGCAAAAAATAGGTGGATAAAAGAAGATGAAGTTCCGGCATATACTAAGTATAAAAGAAAAGTTGCATATTATACCCAAAAATCTTTACATAAATTACCTGATTACGATGGAAGCAAAAGAGGGATAAATGATTTTTCTTCTGACAATTATCAAATTGATCACATTTATTCAGTAAATGATGGGTTCATAAACAATATTGAACCCATCATTATTGGTCATCATACTAATTTACGATTTATTCATTGGTCAGAAAATGCTAAAAAATCTGTAAAAAGTGATATTACTATTGAAGAATTGATGAAAAATATCGAAGAAGATAAGTCTTCTTCGATATTTGAGACCTATTAGGCAGTTCCCATTTTTGCACCAGTCGATAATACTCTGATTGGGATCATAATAAACTCAACCGCACGTGTTGGTTTCAAACCTATGTCTACCCATAGCTCATTTCTATCAATACGAGTAGGTGTGTTGTTACTGCTATCACACAATGTAACGAAGTCGTATAAACCACGTCTCATCATAATATCTCCAAGGAACCCATCAATCATCGCTTTGATGTCGTCTCTCGTTGGCTGATCGTTAGGCTCAAACAAGAATGGCATACTTGCTTTACGTAACGAACGACGAATGTAGCAAAGCAACCTTTCTACATTGATCCTATCACGAGCAGAAGTTGCATTGTAAGAAGTTTTTTGACCCCAGACAACTAATCCTCTTGATGGGAAGAATACAATAGGATTGATGTTCTTGGAGAAGTCATACAATGCATCACGTTGACCTTTGTTCAAATTGACTTGAACAAAAGTAGTAGGAAGACCTAATGTTCCAGTAACATAACCAACACTTTCAATTCCAGACACTATTCCACGACGTAATCCTGCTGGAGAAAACCAAAGTTCTGAAACATTGTCAGAATAAGCATATGTTCTAAGAGCAGTTCCAGATGGAGCAACTAATACATTGTATCCGTCAAGATTAGAAGCTAAGCACCATGGGTAGTAATATGCTATTGTAGATTTTTTGAAACGTTCAGAAGTCAATGACCAGTTTGCAGCTTGTTCTGGAGTTTTAGTCACAGGAACATCAGCTATCACAAATGCTTCGTTATTGATACTATCGTTCAATGCATCAAGCTCATCTACTACTTCTGGATAACCAGGGCAAAGGATAAGATTGTACTCAAAGATTTCTGACCTTACATCTTGGTTGCTATTGATTTCAGCTTGAAGAGCGGTTCTTATTGCAAGACGACGAGTAGCATCATCAAATCCAAGAGGGTTCATATTTTGTACTTCAGCAAATTCGATAGCAAAAGCATCACCTGCAGCAAAAGCAGTAGTACCTGCTAAAATAGTGAATGATATTTTACCTGCTACATCAATGAACGGTGTTGAACCACCAACTGTTCCAAATTGACCAGTTGTTGTAATAGCATTAGTCACTGGATGATAACCAATAACTTTGAAGTTAGTAGCATCTAAGAACTCTACAATGAAGTTTTCTTCAACTGCGTTAGCTTCAGGAACTAAGTCAATCAATTTACCATTACCTACCATACCACCTGATGTAAAGTCAGTATAAGCAAGACCTGTCATTGCAGAAGTACCAGTTTGACCTACGTAAATGGTGTTGAACTCGAAGTAATCACCAGGACTAAAAACTGTAGCTCCGTTAGTAACAGTAATATGTAAGTTTGAATGAACGAATGGAGTTCCGTTTGCTTTTACTACACCTATCATTCCTGATTTAGAACCGGTGATAGTAAATGACTCGTTACCAATTGTATCAGTTCCTTGTAAGCCAATACATACTAAAGTAAATGACTCAGGTTCTTTCAATGCAGAAGGAACCGAAACTGCAGAAATAGTACCATTTCCAACACCGACATAGTTCAATGAACTTGCATCATATTGTGGAATACCAGCTGAAATGAATTGACGTGGGCTATCTGTCAAATCAATGTTTGCACGAACGACATATGCAAGGTTACCTATTCCCAAAAATTGATTTAGGGCAAATAAACCATATTCGTTTCTACTGTCGCCATGATATTGAGCCGGTTCTCCAGGACCACTATTATCCTTCCAAAAATATGGAATTCCGTAAGTTTCTACTGATTGACCAATAGATGTAATTGTACGAACTACTGAATGTTCATTCGTTCCTGCGGCTATTGATATCCCATTTGGCTGAAGTTTATTTGCACGAGTTGCAATAAAGATAAGTGGCACTGTTGACGCAGAAGCCGGAATATAAAAAGATTGGTCTGTAATTGTTACAGATACACCTGGTGAAACCATTGCCATAAAATTCTCCTATTTCATATATGAAATTGTGTTATAATTTGTTGTTATATTATTTATGACTTGTCTCCAAAATTTTTAGCAAAAATAACTTATTGTTCAAAGTGATAACCAGTTATCACTTTTACCTATTTACATTTTCTACTTTTAGAGTATAATAGACTCATATTTTAGAAGTGGAGCAAATATCATGAACCCCCCATCAATGAAAGTCATTACTCTTGTAACAATCATGTCATCAATTATGACAAGTGGTTGCATGAATGTCAATGGTCGGTATGGAAGCGGTGGCTTTGGTCGAATGGAGTATAGCGATGTTCAATATGTCTATGGCTCTAATGAACCTACAATGTCATATGAAGAACTTGAAAAGTACAATGGTATTCGCATTGGTTCTGATGGTTATGTAAAATCATTAGTTCAATTACCTCAAACTAAACGTGAAGATTTGCCACATTATACCTATACTCCCCCAGAGTATTTTAGAGATAACTACGAAAGAGAACGCGGATGGAGAAAGTAATCATATGAGTATTAGTGCATCTTTTGGAAATCAAACTTACGAATTTGATACTAACAATGATTATCAAATAGCAAAATCTTTATATCACAAAAGAATGACTTCAGATGAATTTGAACATCTGTTGGAAGAGAAAAACGTTGAATTCATTTACGATATTGGAGAAATGTTTGATTGAATAAATAGAGTATTATTCTTTTCTAATATACTCTCTAAATAAAATGAAACTGACTGACATTGTAAATGAAGCTCGTGTAAAGAAAAACAAATCGTCGTGGGTACAACCTGATTTGAAACCATGGATGTATCAAACTAAGGAAGAAATTGAACAATGGTTGAAAGATAGTAAAATTCCCGGATTTGTATCAAAAGAGTTGGAAATCCACCCAACGGGAAGTGGTCTGCAATTAGGGAATATCTTTAGTAAAGGTCCTAAAGAAACTTTAGTTCAATACAATGGTCAATGGTTATTACCCGTCCGGTTCAATACGTCACCCGGAAATCTTGAATCCAATAATCTTGCAATCGAGTCGATGATAGGATTTCCTCGTTCAGTACTTGGAAGAATGATCTTATCTGATGTGGCAATTGAAAACTTTGAAGGATGTCCTAAACTTATACAAGGAGCTGCTAATGCATGGGACGCAGATATTGTAATTGACTCGTCTAAACCAATAAAGTCTTTTGTTGGTTGTCCGGATGTAAAGAAAATTGAAGTTTGGAGTAAAGTTGATAGTATAGATGGACTTCCATTAACTTTACTTAGTTTAAGTTTATCTCATTATACAAACATTCGCGAAATCATTGGAAGATGTCCCAAATTACAAAATTTGACTTTAGCAGTTGTCAAACCTGGCGAAAATGGATTGAGACCACTTGATGTATTCAAATCTAAGATATTGACCAGTGTATTCTTCTTCCCTGAAAATTGGTCAATAAATATACTTCCTAATGAGTATAAAGAAGGTAATGCTATCATCAACACTCATTTGAAATCTAAAGAAAGAAACGTTCTTTCTTGTCAAGAAGAGCTAATTGACAATGGACTTAAGAACTGGGCTGACTAAACACCTTTACATTGGATGTGATATAATAAACATTTATTACATAATGTTTATATGAACTATCAAAAAATTCATAATCAAATTATTCAACAAGCTCAAGAAAGAGCTTCTTCAAAGAAAGAAGCAATTGAAATATTGGGTTATTCAGAAGCACATCATATTGTTCCTAAATGCATGGGTGGAACTAATGATAAGACAAATATTGTTCATCTTTCTGCCCGAGAGCATTTCATTATTCATATTCTACTGACAAAAATATATCCATATGAAGGGAAGTTATTGTATGCATGTCATCGTCTCATGTATGATAAGCAAGGAGATAAACTAAATGGAAAAACTTATAATAGTCTAAAAAATCAAATAAACGATTATAGAAAATCCCAATCTAAAGAAACTAATCCCAATCTTGCTTCGAAACGCAAGGGACTAACTAAACATAATTGTGAAAGTTTTGCAGCTCAATCAATATCAATGAAAGGCCGAACTAAAGAAAATCATCCCGGTGTCGCATCAATGGTAGAAAAGATATTAGGAAGAACTAAAGATGAATATGAGTACTTAGAAAAAATGGCAGAAAAGATACGAGGTCGAACTAAAGAAAATCATCCAGGAGTCGCATCAATGGCAGAAAAGAAACGTGGCCAAACTAAAGAAAATCATCCAGGGATGGCAAGAATTTCTGAAAAGCTTAGTGGACGTACTAAAGAAAATAATGAAAGTGTTGCTAAAGGGGCAATAAAAAGAAGTGAGACCTTGAAAGGTCGTTCAAAATATACTCACGATTATATTGCTCAAAACGCAGAGAATAGAAAAAAATTATCTAAAGAGCAAGAAACTTTATTAGTTCAAATGCGAGATGTTGAACATAAAAAACTGCGAGAAATACATGAATATGTTTTAGGATTAGGTATTGAAATAAAATTCCCTAGTATAAATACTATTATAATTCGTCGACGCAAAGAACTTACTCTTCATACTCAACTCGTATAAGAGGTTCATATACTTCTTGAAAGGGTTGAAGTTCACCATCTGCATCAACTTCATCTAATTGCATGCCGTTCATATTGCCTAATCGTATATTCACGGAACGAATAAGCTCGTCTCTGATATCCATTGGAGCCGATAAGTAAATCTGAACGATAAAGTTAAATGACCAGACAATTACTCGTCTATCGGTTCCTATTGGATAGTTCTCTTCGTTATTGATACCTGTTAGTTCTACGCTAGTTATCTTCGTCCAGTCAAACGGAGCATCTGAAGTTTGAAGTTGTAAGACTGGGTCAAACAACATAAGTATTTGTTCAATCATCTGATGCATTTGTTCAGTGTTGCTTGAATAAACCGCTAGTTCCATATTGGCATTATACGGGATAGGCATTATTCGTTTATTCAGCCTCAGGTCATCAGGAAAAACTCCACCTGTAGGAAGAAACACTTTTCTATCTACAACACCTACACCTTTTCTTCTTTCAGGTGCTAAGTCTAAACCACTCAATGTAGCTGACATCATTGGAATGCTAAAAGTTTTGTTCTGTGTATTTCCTGACATGATTGCCGCTACTACACGGTCTCTATTTCCAACAACAATAGGAACTTGATAGATAGATGGTTCTCCGGACTCACCAATTCCAGTCACAATTGAAAGTCCAGTAAAAATGCCACAGAATTGTCTAATGTAGCTTCTTAGTTGTCGTGCGTAAAAGTATTCAGTAATCATAAATCACCTTCAAGTGCTGAGCCAAACTTATTATATCGGAAACAAAAGGGATTTTTGGTATTTCCTAATAACCATTCGTTAAGATATTCTGGATAACCTTTATTACTCATACTTTCCCTTTCGTGAATTCCTTTTGAAGACGCTAACCAAAAATAAATTTGGTCATCATCATTTATAGCGATATCTTCTTTTGGTTTTTCATTCATTTCTTCTATTTCATTCGTTTCTTTATTCCATGTTTGGACTACTACATACTGAGGTAATTTTCTCCAAACTCTTTCTACTTCAGATGATAACGAAAAACCATTTATCAAATTATATCCTTCATTGATAATTTTTACATATAAATCAGTTCCAATTCCTTTTCTTTTATAAGGATCATATATAATAACATCCATTACTTGCCAATAAATTTTGGATTTTGTTTTTGAAATCCGCATATAGCCAACTATATCTTTTTCTCGTTTTAGTCTATCTGTCAATAAAAAGAATTTATCATTCATTCCAAAATCATTATATTCAAATATAACTATATCTTTTTCTCCAGGAATTGGAATAGCTAATGATAATTGATTTGCATCTTTTATCCAAGATGATATCATTTCTTTATCTATGGGTTGTCCTTGAGGAACATTACTTCTAAACTCAGTAATATATTTTTTGAAAGTAATCATTATAAGTTAGTATCCTGTAAGGTTCTTTTTCCTAAACTAATCAATGCATTACGAACTGAAGGCTTATGACTTGAGTATTCAGCTCGTCTATCAGTCTCAACATAAAGCCATCGATTTTTGATTGCACTGAACTTGTAAAGACGAGCAGGAATGTTAGTAGAAGCTTCATAGTTCAATCGATAGTAATCACCGTCAGTTGCAGATGTGATGTCTGGAAGTCTATATCCTTCTTCATAAGGTTCTCCGTTTGGTGGAAGTCCATTCTCAACATACATTCCGGTTTGAGGAGGTGCTATCTTATCTTTCCACATATCAGGGATACGAGTGTCTAACTCAGTAACGTCTTCGCCAACTTCAGGAACTGCAGCTTGGGATTCGACACGAGTTGTTTCACTTGCACGTAACGAAGTAGTCTCGATTTGATTGATTGCTTCAAAGAATGTACCATCACTTACTCGTGTTGCAGCTTCTTGTGGCATTGGAAGAATGTCACGGACTTCAACTGACGGAATAAGCTGGATTGCTTGAAAGCGAAACAACATTGGTTTCCATTGAGCAGAATATCCGTCAGCACTCCAACCAGTGTCAGTTACTTCAAGAAACTTTTTGACTGGCATCAAGTTATGGTCATATGATAGTTCAGGTGTTACTTCAAGAATGTCTCCAGTAACAACTGGTCTTCCAAGTAGTTGGACCATACGAGCAAATGAACATGTAAAGACGTATTGGTCCAGAATACTAAACCCAAACTTTCCAAGGTCTCCTACACTATCAAATGGCTGATATTGACATTTCAATGTAATGGAGTTCTGAGCATAGTCTCTATCACGGTTCTCCAAAAAGAGGGTGTCTTGAATGTTGTTGATGTTAGTAGCTTCATAGTCAATCAGTTCAAGTTTGACTACTTCCCAATAGTCACTTGCTCCTCCGTTGAACAAGAGAGGAACTATTCGCCAGAACGGAGCTGGAGAACTGGCTCGAACTGAAATCGTTTCAACGTTTGACGTATCAGGTAGATTGACAATATCAACTCGCTTCCAATCAAGTGTTAACTTGATGACGAATGTATCCCCTACAGCAAACGGAACACTTCCAGGCTGAACAGTAAAGCGAGCATCCTGATGACCAAATGGAACTCCAAGTGTTGCATTCAGCGCAGATGGACCACGAATGGAGCTGAAGACTGAGAATGTTGATGCTGAAAGTGCTGTGATAAGTATAGTACTTTCAGATGCATCAAACCCTGGAGAGAGATTGACCAGTAGTCCATTTCCTGTTCCAGTAAAAGTGTAGTTTGCTTTAAGTTCTCCAGTAGCTCTATCAACACGAACTTGTAATGCTCGGTTTTGTGGAAGAAGGCCTTGTTGGATTTTGAAAGTTGTAATGTGATGAGACAACTTTGCAGCGGGAGCATGAGACGATTGACCGGTGACTGAAGACTTGACAGTTCCAAAGTTGTATCCAAGATATGATGGAGTTGATACCACAAATGACCCAGTTTGAACAGAGTGCCATGAACTTGAAGTAATGTCAAATGCGTTAGAAGCATCAGAACCTGCTCCTGCTCCACTCGAAAGTGGATAACCCTGACCAGTCAGATCAACTAATCGACCTTGTTCATGAACACCAAGAAGCTTGAATACATTGATCGGAGACCCAGCAATCTCAATACTTTCTGCAACAACGTTCTCAGTAAATTTTTCGTCAAGCTTAGTACAATCGTTCTGCATTGTCCAATTGCCGAAGCAAAAGTCTGCAGGTGGAACATAAGGAGTGATTTCTGCCATAGAGAGTAGTCTTTTCAGTAATGATTTTAGATGATAGAGCTATTTATTACAACTTCTATAAATAGTTCTAGCACTGGCTCGATACATCATATAGGACTTATAGTGTAAAATGGACAGAGCTTTGCTTTCAAAAAGAGGAGACGAGAGAACGAAAGTTCTCATGGAAGTCAAACACACATACGTAAAGCAACATTGCTACACGGACTTTTATACACAATGTTGCTTTACTTTATCTTTTAAGAGACCACTATTTACATCTGGTCAAAACTTGTTATAATAATTACATATTCTGCTGAACATCTAATCTTCTGCACTGACTGCTGACCTGATGTTCTTCAATAAAGTCTAAAAGTAAAATCAATTTACATCTGACTGAAAGCAGTATATAATATCTACCGTAATCTGTTGAAAGTTGAATTGATGAATTTGGGGGTATTTATGTAAAGTCTAACTTTTATAAAAAAATAAATTTTAGAAAAGATAAAAAATCGGTTATAATAGGTACAACAAAATGAATAAAACAAAATTAGTTCTGTTGACTGCTATGTTAGCAGTAAGTTTTTCAGTAAGTGCTGGTAAACATGATAAATACATTCACGGTCATGCATTCAACGGGAATACAACCATTCAAACAAATAATGGTAATAACAATGGTGGCAATTTGCAAACCGGCGGAAATAACCAAGGTAACAATGGTGTAGGTAATGGTAATGGCGGTCCCAATGTTCCTGCAGTACCACTTCCTGGTGCTTTAGTATTGTTTGGATCTGCGATACTTGGATTTTTAGGATTTTTAGGAATTTCAAGGAATAAAAGAAAGTAAGACACTTATCTTTATAAATGGATTCTTTTCTAATATGGAAGATTGGTTGCAATAACTAATCTGAGGTGCTTATACTTTGATATGCACGATATGGATACCTGCTAAATATGTATGTGAATACCTATTTGTAGCAAAGAACGATGAGTTGAACTGAGGAGAAAATAGTTTTGAAACGTTGAGAATACCAAAGTAACTAATTGGTAGTTCTGTGGAGAATAACCTAACACACTGTTTGTGTTATCTTATCTCTCTAAAATAAAATGTTGAGAAATGAAATCAAATTTCATGGATGTGGAGTAAAAAGAGAGAAGAGGTAGTATGAATAGTTTTTCACTTCTTAATATCAAAGGAAAAACTTAATATGAAAACTTCAATCAAAATGATCGCTATCGCTGTTGCAACTTTGGCTTCTGGTACTACTTTTGCTTATGGTTATGGACACGGTGTTACAAATGCTGATGTTTCTTCATTCTCAGCTGCTGAAGTATCTTCAGGTAGTGCTATCGTTACTTCTGGTAACGGTGCTGCTTACTCAAACCAAGTTGTAGGTGCTGGTGCTCAAAACCAAGCTTCTGCTAATGCTAACTATGGTCGTCGTGATGGCGTTTCTACCAGTGCTGCTACTTCTGGTGCTTCTGGTGCATTCGCTGCTAGCCAATCAGGTGCTATCGGTAACGCAGGAGTAATTGCAGGAACTGAAGCTCAAGCCGTTCAAGCCGGTACTGCTGAAGCTTCTGCTGCTAACAGATATCGTCATCCTTCTGAAGTTGCTACCAGTGAAGCTGGTGTAGCCTCTGCTAGTGGTGCTGGTACTGGTGCAAATGGTTTTGGTATCACTGGTCAATTGACATCAGCTGCAAATGCTTCTAATGCAAATGTTTCTGGTCACCACAACAACGTTAGCACTAGTGCTAATACAATCGGTGCAACTTCAAATGCTGGCATCAGCTTTGGTTCTGCTGGTTCTATTGGCTTAGTTGGTCAAGAAGGTGCTGCTTCTGCTATTGTTCACTAAGATTTAGTGATAGTTAGTAGGATTATAGCTACTAAATAGTATTGTACTCGGGATGCTTATAACGTAAAGTACGTATCTCGGGTACTTTATTCTCATAATCACGATAAAGAGGAAATCTTAAAATGAAAAAAATCTTAGTAATTATTGCAATGTTGTTTTCTGCAATTGCATTTGCTGATAACACTGCTACTTCTGGTGCTCAATCAGGTCAAGAACAACAATCATCAGTTCGTAATGACAGCCATGATGTTGTGAATGGTTCTGACGTAAGTCGTTCAGTTGGTGTTGCAGTAGCTCCTGCATTAGCAACAACTCTTACAGAGACATGTATGGGTTCGACATCGGCCGGAGCTGGTTGGTCAGGTGCTTCTATCTCCTTCGGTACAACTTGGAGAGATAGCGCTTGTGTTCGCCGTTTGGACTCACGTCAAATGAGTGCCTTTGGAGATCTAAATACGGCTAGGGAAATGATGTGTGACAGTGACTTAGTTCGTGAAGCAGCTATTCGTGCTGGTAAACCTTGTGTGGCAGATGGTGGTCAACCACTTATTGCTAACATTGTTCCAACACCTGCTCCTCAAATACAAGAAGTTCCAACTCCTGAAGCGGCTGCTCCTGTAGTTCGTGAAGAAGTCCGCGAGTAAAACATATTTACATATTTCGCGAAATATGTGATATAATAAAAGGAAGTAAATCGAAAGGTTTACTTCCTTTTTCATTATAAAGATATAGACTAAATGTATCAAGATATTATAGACAGACTAATTTCTTCTAAAGTGCTAACAAAGTTTTCAAAAATCAAAGCATGTTCTTTGGAGAAATTAGAAGAATATCCTAATCTAAAAACTGAACTGATAAATGCTACTTCTTTTTTAGATTATGCTAATCCATCATTATTGACACGACTAAAAGCTATACAAGACAATGTTATTGAAGTTCCGTTATGTCTTACTTGTAATGCTCCTATAGCAAAGGTGACACGAGAGTATAGGTTCAAAAAGTTTTGCAATAGAACATGTAAAGCGAAGAATGCAGAACAACTTGAAAAAATAGTAAACACTTGCTTAGAAAGATATGGTGTAAAAAATCCGTATCAACGACAGCATAATCGAGATAAAGCTCAAGCTTCGTATGAAGAACGGTTTGAAGGAGGGCATCCTCTGAAAGACCCCAAGGTTCAAGCTAAACGAATAAGTACCGTTATACGAAGATATGGAGTTGATAACATAATGAAAGATGTCGGTATTTTTTCAAGGTCAAGACGTTATAACAATAAGTCTCTTACTCTCCCATCAGGTCAAGTAAGACTATATCAAGGTTTTGAAGATGTTGCTATTTTGCATTTATTACAAACTTATTCTGAAGACGAAATCATTTCAGAACGAACTCATCTTCCGGTTATCATATATGACGCAACTAGAAGATACTTCCCAGACATTTACATTCCCAAAGACAATCTTATCATAGAGGTCAAATCAACATGGACTTATAGACAACATTTTGAAAGAAATCAGCTGAAGAAAAAAGCTGCAGAACAAGCAGGTTATTCCTTTCAGTTTTGGATATGTTCTAACTCTTCACTAACGGAAATCATATAACATGAAAAAACTCTTATTCCTTTTACTATGCATTCCACTTTCGGTTCATGCGGTATCTCTTTCTTCTCTAATCGAAAAGGATAAAAGTCTTATTGTTGCAGATAAGAAAGGTGGACAAATCTATGTCTATAACTCTATCACTAATCAACTGAATGTTGCTCCGGCACTCTATGGCAAAACGATTGCTGATGAATTCTCGTCTGCCTCTGACCGTTCAACCATTACTCCGTCTGGAACCTTTACTTCAACTAAAGCATTTAGCACTCACCTCAATGAAGATGTGACTGCGTTCTTACAAAGAGGAAAGTCATTAGTTGCTATACATCCAGTTTGGACCGGTACTCCAGCTCAACGAAGACTACAACGTCTTGCAAGCCCAGAACCTGAAGATAACCGCATTACTAATGGTTGCATAAATGTGCCAAAGTCATTCTACTTTGATATAATAGACAAATTGAAATCAGGTGCTATTGTCAAAGTATTGATGGAAAATGAAAGTGTTGAAGATGATGTGTCTGGAACTGAGTTTTTGACCACTCTATCAAAACCAATGGCACAACCTTTAGTTCCTGTTATCTATAATGAGGTATCAGCTTCTACTACAACAAAAGAAGCCTCAATAGTAAATATCGATGAAATGACTGCCGGCGCTGCCGGTGCGGCTGGATTGTACTAATCTCTCCTTCCTTTATATAGGATAAAATGAAATGAAAAAATTGATGATTGCTGTATCTTTAGTATTGACTACAGGATGTACTGCATTTACTGTAGTTGATAGAGACTTTGAAAAAGAAGAAGCTGACTACATTCGAAAGTATGGCGTTCCTGCTGCATCTGACCCGTTATATGCAGCACCTACTGGAACTGTAATAGAAGCTGCTAATGAAGATGGAGTAAAGGTATCTTTAGCTAGAGGTATTGATGATATTCATCCACAAACTGGAGATAGGTTACAAAGTTGGTATGGAACTATCTATAACAGTAATGATGAACCAAAGTGTGTTGCTATTCAATGGCAACTTATGGACTTTGATTTGATTGCTGATCATTCTACTTACATCTATCTGAAACCAAAAGAAACACTCATGGATTATGCAAAGTTCAAACAAAAATTTTGGGATTTAGATGGAATAACATTAGTTCTCCCCCCTTCTGGCAAAATTGGTGCAATCTTAGTTGCTGACCCAACTGAAAATAATGATTGTGAATATGCTGATGAAGATATAAAAGAAGACTTTATGGATTTATAAGATGTTTCAAAATAACTATGTCGATGATTTCAAAATATCATATAAACCCAATGGAAAACTAATAAATTTATATACATTTCAAACAGGAATGGTTCTTTCATTTGAAGATGTTGTACGTGGATATGTATGGAGCAAAGAAGCAGAAGTTTTTCAGAAACGAATCATTAGGTTTGATAAAGTTCCTGGAAGTATTTATGCCGGAGTAAGTCAAGATAATCCTAAAAAAATACAAGAAATATGGAAAACTCTTTTTGATGTAGTCAATGGTGATTTGATTATCTCTGGAATTCTCAAGGATTTCAATGGAGTTCCAAGAAGGATAAATGGTCGATTAGATTTTAGTGAAGCTCCAGGAATGACTTCTCTAAATCAAATACATCAACATTTTGAATACATCAATGAAAGATTAATACTTCCTAATTCAATTACTTCTGACATTTTAGGTGTATTGAAAGTTAGGGGATTACAGGGGATTTCTTTTCGCGATGATTTTACGCGTGATGTAGGTTCTTCAACAGTTATTTCTTTGAGTAAAGTTGCAGAAATTGTCAATGAACATTTGTTAAAAAGTAAAAGAGACATTCTTCAGTGTCAAGAAGATTTGATTGATGCAGACTTCAAAAATTTTGCTAATATGTAGTAGTATTTCAATTTGCTGTGCTAGTGATAATACTTCTATCAGAATTAGAAATAATACACCTTCATCAGGTAAAGAATATACCAAAAGTAAAGTTATATTTCAATTAGACAATAGCATTTATCATAGTGCTTTATATCAATCATATGCACTAACTTGGTATGCACCTTATGATTTACAAATTGGAGTTCAATCACTCAATTATCATTTACTAGGAATAGATTTTCAATCTTTTGAACAAGACACTTATTTTACTCTCAGTAAGTCTTTTGATTTTGATGTAGTACAATTTTCTATTGGTAATTCAAGTGGTACAAATTTTGACGGAAATACTAAACATCTGCATAACTTAAGTTATGCAGATTTATCTTTTCAACCTTACAATAATCTTTCAATTGATTTAGGAGTATTATACGCTAATAAGTTTGTAGTGTCATTATCACATGATGTAGTCAATTTTCATTTTGGTGCTTCATATAAAAATGACTATACTTCAATAGCATTAGATTATTATAGTGGAAATAATAATGCATCAGGTATTATGACTTCAATCTCTTTTAGAAAACTATTTGAAAACTTTAGACCTTATATTGGTATTCAAGCATCAACCCCATATGAATGGACAAATGTATCAGGTTCAATAGGATTTACCTATAAGTTATTCTAACCTAATAGAAATGCTACACTAGTGCATATACATCATACCCACAATCAAAAATTATACCATCTTCAATAGAAGACCGATTTTTATATCGTTTTTGCGGTTCATTTGGTCTAAGATAGAAACTATTTGATGGACTTGTTTCTAATAAAATACATTCTTCAAAAAAGGAATGTGGAATATCCCATCGTTTATCGACATAAATTTTATTATCTTTTATTATTTCATATTCAATAGTTTCTTTATTTGATATAATATTTGATATTCGTTGTTTGATATATTCTTTTTGATGAACCCACTCATCTTCAAATAGTGTTATTAGTCTAACATTATTTTTACGACACCTATTCAATTTATTTAGATGATAGTTTTCATCTTTATTAGTAAAAGATGAATGCCAATATAATCCACAATACTCAATTGCTAATCTTATATTTGGCAAATAAATATCTAGTTCAAATGGATATATAATATCTTTTGTATTTTCAACAATTTCTTCTTTATAAATTGATTGAATAAATTGAACTACTTCTTTTTCTGCTCTACTAAATCCATCCATATAAGGAAAACATGTTGGGCACCGTGGAATACCCCCATTCCTAACATCATCTTCAAATTCAGTAGAACATTTACAACATTCCCATTGATATAATCCATAACGATTAGTATATGTTTCAAAATCAAACTTAGGAATAACTATACCATCAATTCTTGACATAAGTCTATTTAGAAAATTATTTGCTTTCTTTTTACGAATTGATTTACTTTGTGATGGGTGAGCGGCTCCATATCTATCAATCATTGTCTGATTTCGTTTTTCTATTGAAGATAAAGCTAAACCACTATGTTCAACACCAAATTTTTCAAGATTAGTAGCACGAACCTTTGCTTGAGTTATTGGGCTTTTACCTGAACATATAGGAGAACAATAACTCACATATCCGCAAATAGGATTAGCAAATCGTACAGGACCTCCACAAAATAAACAGACTGGGGTTTCTTTAGTATTATTTTTTACATACCAAAACCTTTCAGATGAACCTGCTTCTTTTGGCAGAAAAGATGTGGTCTCAAAAAGTAAAGGTTTCCAAAACTTTTTGAAACCTGGGACATAAGTAAGAGCTTTGTATTCAGATTGTAATGAAATAAGCTCTAATATTTTTGATGGATAAATTGATTTCATATAACATATTATAATACACTCAATCTAATATGTAAACTATTATTTTTATCCTAGTAGAAATGCTACATTTCCACCATTCACGTTATTCCCACATTCAAAATCGTTCATTTGCCGCATAAGTTCAGTATACATTGTTTCTGATTTCTGAAGTAGCGTATCTCCATTCAAAGTTAGTCCTCCACCTGCTCCAGGTAAAGTGCCAAATTTACTTCTATTCATCCCTAACATTTCCCAGCACTTCGCTAATGCCCAATCTCGTATCCAGTTTTTTGCCCATCTATCTGTGAGTAATTCCTGTTCTGAACGTTCCATGAAACATTCTAACACAACTTTTTCTTCTTTGTATATCTTACGTAATATCTTGAATTCACGTTTTGCTTCATTCCATTCAAAGGGCCAATCAGCTGCAAATATCCGTCCGTATTCTTCTGCCAATTGTTGTGCAAGATGAATTGAAAGAATATCTATTTGTGAGCCGTAGAAGAATTGATTGTAGAAGATTTGTGAATAGATGCCATTATCTCCGCCCAATACATTCAAACCAATAGTACTAACTCGATGAGCTTTATAGATATCAACTATTCGATCAGTTCCAACTGTTGGATCATTCATATAGTAAGAATTTTGGTCAGCTTTGACAGTAAAGAAGACATGTCTTCTTTCGTATGCATTATCAGCTCGTCTTCTAAACTCGGAAAGTGAAATGTCAATTGCTGTTTCAAAGTTTTCTTCTTTTAGCTCAACGCACACTGAAGGCCATCCAAGTTGTGCCTTTAGAACATTGACTAATCTAACTCTTTCGTCTAATGAACCAGTTGATCCAATTGGAACCTTGTCATATGATGGAGTTCCTACTTGATCAGTATTTGCTTGTATCCATTGAACTGAATTCCATATGTAAAGAATGTGGGTATTCAAGTTATAGAAGAACTCTCCTGCAGACGGAGATGTTGGGAAAGTATGACCTGTCTTAACTGTTCCTGAACTTGCAGGCATCCATGCAGCACCGTTCCACATTGACACCGAATTTGAAGTTGGGTTATAGAATACTTGACCAATAGTCGGATTGAGTGGAGGAGTTGATGCTTGCGGAATAGAACCTGTATAACCATCAACATTATGTTCAGCTCTAGACCCATCTAGTGCATATGACTTAGAACCAAATGGATAATACTGAATGACATTTGTGCAAATATGAATAGATGCATAATAGAC